GGTTATCTCTTCTATATCTCTTGACCCCAGCTTTAGTCATTCCCGCCCCACTTTTAGTAGGACGGAAATACTTTTTTGTTTTTGGTGGTTGTTTGTCAGCCATTATAAAGTGCTTCCCATTCTAACATATAAAATACTCATAGACGCAGATACATCAAAGCTTACAGATCCTGAACTTGACTCTGCTCTAAATTCAATATCTGTTTTTTCTGTTAACGTAATGGGAAAACTATAGTTCTGTAGATGATTGCCATCTGTTAATACAATTACTTCTTTTGTGTTAAATACTCCACCATGTGGTCTTGCCACTAACAAAGTTTTTAAAACCGCAGGAGTATTTGAACTATTTCCTGTTGAGACATTTGTTTGATAAATATAAGCGTTATAGTTTGCAGGTACTGTCCAAAATGCTTGAAGACTTTGGTTTGTACCATCTCCATTAATTGTTGTATAAACATTGGCAGGTACACCTGTAGTCACTGTTCCTGTTCCTACATAAATAATTCCTGCGTTTGCCTCGCCACTTCCTGCGGTTAAAACTATTGCTCTGTTTACTCGTAAAAATGAATTAGTAGTAGTAACAGCTGTTTGACCATTTAGTGTTATAGTTTCAGATATTTCATTATAATCTCCATCTAATCCTAAAATTTGAACTGTCCGTGCACCTGTTCCTGCTGATGTATCATTTGTATTAGAACTAGATACCGTCATTGTAGTTGCACTTGGTGGATAAGAATATAAACCACCTTGTTGCCAGATAGTTTCTACACTATCTCCAACGACTGAATTTTGTCCAAACTTGTAAATGTGTTCGTGATAAGCGATTTGTCCCTGAGCCACCTGAAGTTCAAATGGCTCAGAGGATCCTAATTTAGAAATTGATGTGACAAGCCTAGCCATCTTATGCGTACAAAACTTCTACGTGCGTTGCTTGGTTAAAGAAAACGTAAAGATCTGTATCAAATTTAATACCTAAATCTGGAAAACTAATCGTCATTACTTCATCTTCACCAGCGCCGATTGCAGGAGTAGGAACTGTGTATTTAACAGTTCCACCTGAACCGTTATCTATTAGATCCACTCTTCCTAAAGTTGCACCGCATCTAATGCTTAACTGTAGAACTCTAGCGGGGGCACTAAGAGTGTTAGTGCCCGCAGAGACTTTAGTCGTAACTTGTCCGCTCGAAGTTAGTTCTTTATTTTTAAGACCGAACATTACGCATCCGCAAATGGAGTTACTAGAGTTCCTGAACCTAATAACTGTGCTTCGACATGATATTTATTATCAGCCATTGCAGTACATTTAATAATACTACCTGCAAGTCCACCTTTTGTTGTTCCGTTTAGTGTAATAACATCGTTAGTTGCACCAGAGATAAAAGTTTTACCTGCTGCTGAATCATCAATACCAATGTAAGCACCGCCAACAAATTTATCTGTACCATCAGTTAACACGTCCATATCAGTAGCTGCTGTTTCTACAATAAAAGTAAAAGTAGCGCCTACGTTGTTAGTGTTGTTTGGATCGTTGCCTGGTCCTGTGCCGTTAGCATCAGCTGTAGCGTCAATCGTTGGTAAAGTAAATTTGCCGTCTGCATCATTACACGTTAAAATTCGACCTGCGTGGTCTGCAACTGTTAGAGTTGTATCTGCTGTTAAGCTTACTACGTTTCCAACACCTGCTCCTATGAAACCGTTAATTGATTTAACTGGCCCCTGAAAAGTCGTTTGTGCCATAATAACCTCCTATGGTGTATAGCCCTCGTCATGTAGTCTCTATACCGTCTGCCTAGTCAGTCTACACAACTTAATTAATCTAGGTACATAAGTTATAAAATAAAAAAGGCGGTCTCGCAACCGCCTTCTTCACCTAAGAAAGATTTAGTTAATTCTTATGAACCTTGAGATCCGTATACACATCTAGGATCTGAGAAACCAAAGCTGTATCTTTCACGTGCTTTATATCTCATGTTTCCTGTATCGAAATCACCTTCCATGCCAGTAGCAAGGGCAGCTCTTACGAAGTGTTTGAATCCATTAGGAGCATCAGTTTTGATGAAGTATGCATCAGTATCTGATAGGTAGTGGTTAACCACGTATCCATCAGGTAGCATACCCATGTTTCTAAGTGCGTTGATGTCATTATCAGCAGTACCAACTCTTAGAGTAGAGTTTAACACTCTATCAGCTACAAATTGAATGTTTACAGGAAGAATTAGTTTTCTACCTTGCATTGCAACTTTTAGCCCTCTTTCATCGATAAAGCCTGCAATGTCGATCATCGCTTGCTCTAATGAGGTTTCGTTCAAGTCAGCGTCAGTTGAACTTCTGTTTGAGAAAGTTCCACCTAAAGCAGTTGGGTGTGCAGTGTTTACAAGAGAAACACCATCACCGCCAGCAGTTGAGAACGCATTGTTTAATATGTTCGCTGCTTTTACTTGCTTTGTGTACGCCATTGAACGTGCTAGTGATTTAGTATAACGAGCAGATAAAGTGTCATACAAGTTGTCTTCGACAGCTTCCTCAGTCAAACTGAAAGCTAATGCTACAGTTTCGTGAGTATATCTAGCAGTGAAAGATTCTTGTGCAGTATCAAATTGAACTGCAGAACCTTCTTGTTTTACTGCTGCTTCGCCGAAGCCAACAAGCATTACTTCTTCTTCAAATGCTCTGTCGCTTGATTCTTGGTCAAAGATCTCAGCATGCTCATTCTCGTATCGAGAATATTCCATACCGAAGAGGGCGTTTAAGCCAGGCTCTAGTTCTTTGGCCAACTGTGCTCTATTAATTGCCATAGTTAGTTACCTCCTATACGCCCGCTGTACCTGTATGAGAGCCTAATTGATGATTATTAATCTTCACAACTAATACACTGTTATTAGCAGTGGCATCGTTGCTCGGAATATCATAAAAATCAACTAAACGCACTTGTAAGGTTGCGGTAGTGTTTTTGCTGCTTGAGTCAATTTCGACACCAGAAATACCTGTTGTGGTACTTCCACTGCCAAAAACCAAATCAGCGTTTAAGTTAAGGTCTGCCGCCACAATATTCGAACTATCCGAATCTTGTTGTGCTATGAACAGTTGATCTGGATCATCTGCTACAAAAGCAATCGCATCTCCTGGAGATAGCGATGCAGGAAAATAATTTTTATACGTCGGTTTGCTTGTAGTTGGATCTGTATAGAAACAACCCATAAATACACCACATGATGCATCACCAGCAGTAGCTACTTCAACGGTACCATCCGATTTATATTTAACGGGGTCGCCAGTGAAGATCGCAGTACTTTGGTTATCAGCAATAGAGTATTTAGTAGTTCCAGTTGTTCCACCTGGAGCCGAACCTACTTTAGCAATTGGACGTAAACCGAATGCGGCATCAATATTAGCCATATCAGTCTCCTTTTACTTTATTCGGAGACATTGATCTTACTCATTAAGACTTCTTGCCCCCAAACGTTACTCTGCTCTGCCTTTCCTGATGGATAGGCATGCTAGGGTGCTCTTCTTTATGTAGATCACTCTCAATCGCTGCTGTCTTGTCGTTTGTAAGATTACGGAAGTATTCGTCCCGATCCTCTTTTACTTCAACTGGACAACGCATTAAAACTAATCCGCCGATTCCTATTACACCTTTGTATTTGCCGTCAGCGATAGCTGGTAAATCCAATCTATCGGGATATTCATCAGATTTAACTAACTCATATCCACTTCGTAGCCTTCCAATGATATTTTTTTCATCAGCCATGCCACGATATTCGGCCCTCACCCACCTGTGGTGATACCCTTCTGGTGGTTCAGGTGCTTCTAAGTTCGAAGGAGGAACCCATCCCCTCTTTCGAGCATCCTTTTCACGGGTTTCTAATTTGCGTGAGGTTTTGTTTATTTTAGTTTCAGTCATTTACGCCTCCTTCACGTGTTTTGCGTACTCTTCAAGTGGCACACCAAGTTTTTTTGCGATAGCTACCTGTGAGGGTGTGAGTTTCACAGTGCGGCGGCCTGTTGCCGTTGTTCGAGTAGCCGAAGCAACTTTTTGCCTTGGCTTACTTTGATCCTCAAATTTATGAGGAAACTCTTTTCGGATTCTCCGATCAATCTCAGTATAATACTCATCTGTCGAAACGTCAAATCCTTCATTAACTAATTCGTCATGAAATGACATTGCTGTATAGGTCATAGCTTTGTCTGTTCCAAACCATTTATTATCCTGTGCCCATTCTTGAGCTTTTGGATGGGTTGAGCTTGAGGAGCTGTTTGAGGTTGATTATTCCATGGCTCTTCTTGAGCTGGTTCCTCTTTTTTAGCCGCTTCTTGCTCTACTTTTCTTTTTCTAAGATTTAATCTCTCTTTTTCAATCGCTAATTGAGCAATTCGTTGTTGAGCTTCCATTTGTTTCTCAACATCTCCTTCCGTAATTGCTTGCTGATAGGCTGTTTTTAATAATTGCTCTGTTGATTGTAAGCTTTGCTCATCAGAGGCAACCCTTTCTGCTGATGTTACTCTAGAAACAGATTGCAAATTTTTATTTTCTTCTTGAACCTTTTTTGCATAATCAATAGCTGCTTGTTCACGTCTTTCTGCTTCACGCATCTTACGTGTCAGTTTATCAATACGTCTTTTTACAGAAGCAGAATACTCTTCAAGCTCTTCTTCTTTTGACTCCTCTTTTTTAGATTCTTCTATAGGAGCTTCTTCAACTTGAACATCAGGTTCTGTTGATGGTGCCTCCTGTTTTTTATCATCTTCTTTTAACTCCACTTCGACAGGATCACCAGAGGTATCTAT